GTTCCGGTGCTCGGCACCGTGCAGAGCTACATGGGCTTCGAGGACGCCATGGCCGGCGTGGCCAAGCAGGTGGAAGGCGCCCGCGACGGCAATGGGCAGCTCACCAGCACCTACTTCGAGATGGCCGACGCCATCAAGGCCATGGCCGAGCGCATCCCGATGGCCACCACCGAGATCGCCGCCCTGGTGGAAGGCGCAGCGCGCATGGGCGTGACCGGCAAGGACAACCTGCTCGCGTTCGCCGAGGTGGCCGCCAATGCCGCCACCGCTTTCGAGCTGCCGGCCGACCAGATCGGCGAGAACCTTGCGCGCATCGCCGACCTGTACAAGATCCCGATTCAGAACGTCAGCCAGCTGGGCGACGCCATCAACTACCTGGACGACAATGCCAAGTCCAAGGGCGCGGACATCATCGAGGTGCTGCAGCGCACGGCCGGCGTCACTGCCTCGGTGGGCATGAGCTACAAGGACGCCGCCGCCCTGGGCTCCACCTTTCTCACCCTGGGCGCCACCGCCGAGGTGGCCGGCACCGCCACCAACGCGATGATCCGCGAGCTGGCGATCGCCACCCAGCAGCCCAAGCGCTTCCAGGCCGGGCTCAAGGCGCTCGGGCTCGAAGCCGAGGCGCTGCAGAGCGGCATGGCCGAGAACGCAACGGGCACGCTGCAGCAGGTCCTGGACGCCATCAACAAGCTGCCCAAGGCCGAGCAGCTCGGTGTCACGACGCAGCTGTTCGGCAAGGAGTTCGGCGACGACGCCGCCAAGCTGGCCCAGAACATCGGCGAGTACCGCCGTCAGCTGGACATGGCCAACTCCACCGCCGGCTCGGGCTCCATGCAACGCGAAGCGGACATCCGCGCGGAATTGATATCGGCGCGCATGGACATGGCCAAGAACCGGGCCTTTAACCTCTCGGCCACCCTGGGCGAGACCCTGCGCCCCACGCTGGTGGAGCTGTTCGAGAGCTTCAACAGCGTGATCGGCCGCGTGACCGACTGGGTCAAGGCCAACCCGGAACTCGCCGGGCAGATCATCAAGACCGTGGCCGGCGTGGCAGCGCTGGCCGCTGGGTTCGGCGCCGTCACCCTGGGCCTGGCCAGCTTCCTCGGCCCGTTCGCCATGGCGCGCTACGCGCTGACGCTGTTCGGCATCAAGGGCGCGAGCCTGGGTACCGTTCTGCTCAACCTGGGCAAGGCCGTGCTGCCAATGGTGGGCAAGGCGATCCTGTTCATCGGTCGCGCGCTGATGATGAACCCCATCGGCCTGGCGGTGACCGCCATCGCGGCCTCGGCCTACCTGATCTATCGCAACTGGGAGCCGGTCAAGGCGTTCTTCCTCGGCCTGTGGGCGGAGATCAAGCAGGGCTTCGCCGGCGGCCTCACCGGCATCGCCACGCTGATCCTCAACTTCTCACCGCAGGGGCTGTTCTACCGCGCCTTCGCCGGCCTGATGAGCTACTTCGGCGTGGAGTTGCCAGCCAAGTTCTCCGACTTCGGCGGCATGCTCCTGGACGGCCTGGTAAACGGCATCAAGAACAAGCTCGGCGCCGTTAAGGCTGCGATCGGCGGCGTCGGCGACAGCACCGTCGGCTGGTTCAAGGAGAAGCTCGGCATCCACTCGCCGTCGCGCGTGTTCGCCGAGCTGGGCGGCTTCACCATGCAGGGCCTGGAGCAGGGGCTGGTGGGCGGCCAGGGCGGCCCGCTGGGCGCGGTCACCGCCATGGCCAAGCAACTGGCAGCAGCCGGGGCCGTCAGCTTCGGCATGAGCGGCCCGGCAATGGCCATGGACAACCGCCCGGCGCTATCAGCCGCAGCGAGCAGCGCGCCTATGGTGGTCCAGGGCGACACCTACCAGATCACCATCCACGCGGCGCCCGGTACCGACACCGCGGGCCTGCGCCAGATGTTCAACCAGCTACTGGACGAGCGCGAGCGCGGCAAGGCTGCCCGCGTGCGCTCGGCCCTCGGCGACCAGGAGTAACACCCCATGATGATGGCCCTAGGCATGTTCGTGTTCAGCCTGGAGACCCTGGCCTACCAGGAGTTCCAACGGCAGACGGACTGGCGCCACGGCTCCACCAGCCGCATCGGCACCAACCCGGCGCGCCAGTACCTTGGGCGCGGCGAGGACAGCATCACCTTGCCCGGCGTGCTGCTGCCCGGCCTGGTCGGCAGCCCGCTCAGCCTCGACACCCTGCGCATGATGGCCGACACCGGCAAGGCTTGGCCCCTGGTGCAGGGCGACGGCCGGATCTTCGGCCTGTGGGTAATCGAGTCGCTCAGCGAGACGCGCACCCTTTTCTTCCGTGACGGCGCCGCTCGCCGCATCGAGTTCAACCTCAAGCTGCGCCGCATCGACGACGGCCGCGTCGATCTGCTGGGCAGCCTCACCGGTAGCGTCGGCGGCATCCTGCGGGGGCTGCTGTGAGCGTGCTCAGCCAAGCCGGCGCGCTGCTCGGTGACGCGGCCAACCGCTACCGCGAGGCGACGTCCTACCCCAAGCCGATCTGCCGCGTGGTGGTCAACGGCCGCGACATCACCCTCGACATCGAGCAGCGCCTGGTCAGCATCGAGCTGACCGACAACCGCGGCATGGAGGCCGACCAGCTCGACATCACCCTCAGCGACCACGACGGGCTGCTGGCCATCCCGCCCCGGGGCGCCACCGTGCGCCTCTGGCTGGGCTGGAGCGATACCGGCCTGGTCGACAAGGGCAGCTACACCGTGGACGAGACCGAGCACAGCGGCGCGCCGGACGTGCTCAGCATCCGCGCCCGCAGCGCGGACCTGCGCGGCGGCCTCAAGGTCAAGCGCGAACGCAGCTGGGACGGTGCCACCCTCGGCGCCGTCATCGCCTCGATCGCCGCGGCCCATGGCCTGGCACCCGTGGTCAGCCCCATCCTGGCGGCCATCGAGCTGCTGCACCTGGACCAGGCCAACGAGAGCGACGCCAACCTGCTGAGCCGCCTGGGCCTGCAACACGACGCCATCAGCACGGTGAAGGCCGGCCGCCTGCTGTTCATGCCGGCCGGCAAGAGCACCACCGCCAGCGGCCTGAGCCTGCCCCACGTCACCCTCACCCGGGCCGACGGCGACCAGCACCGCTTCCTGCAGGCCGACCGCGACAGCTACACCGGCGTCAAGGCGTACTACTACGAGATCAACAGCGCGGAGAAGAAGGAGGCCATCGCCGGCGGCGGCGACAACCTCAAGGAGCTGCGCCACAGCTACACCGACCAGGCCAGCGCCCTGCGCGCCGCCCGCGCCGAGTGGGGCCGCCTGCAGCGCGGTACCGCCACGCTCAGCTACACGCTGGCCAAGGGGCGCCCGGAGTTGACCCCCGACCAGACCTACAGCCTGCTCGGCATCAAGGCCGAGATCGCGGCCATCGTCTGGCTGGGCGGCAACCTGCACCACAGCTTCACGCCGGACAGCTACACCACCAGCCTGGAGCTGGAATCCAAGCTGCCCGACGGCGATGACGTGGATCTGCTGGCCGACCACGACGGCGACTACACCGGCGTGGTTGCCTGGTACCGCGACGAGAAAACAGGCGAGCAGAAGAAACTCACCGCCGGCGATCAGACCAAGCCCAAGCGCCTGACGCACCTCTACGCGAGCAAGTCCAATGCCCAGCGGGCAGTGGATCGGGAGTGGCAGAGGATGCAAGCGGAGTGATTGAATGGGACTCCAATCAAGGAGCAACGCCCATGACCGACAGCCGCAACCCTTATGCCGACTGGCCACGCCACGTTTACCTCTTTGTTTGCGTACGCGACGGAGGCGGAATAGTGCAGTCGGCCCACTCGGTAGCCGAGTTACACGGAATTTCCATAGATGAGTTGAAGGCGGAATGCCGCAGGGCCGGTGAGGAATTTATCGCCCAGGACGGCCAGCTCGGATTGCCAGAACAACGGGTCTACGACTGGGCGCGCAGCTGAGTCGCTATCAATTCGCAGACATGAAAAAGGCGCCCAAGGGCGCCTTCTTATCAGCGGGACGGCAAGCTGCCCATGACGAGAGCCTCCAGCATCCGCATCATCATCAGCTGATCGTTCTCACACAGCTGACGGTAGAACCGAAGAAGCGTGTACTCACGCGGCGTCAGGCCTTCCAGCGGGGGCTGTGCACCCGCTTCCAAAGAGCGACCGTCCACAGCCTCAATTGCTTTGAAACCCATCTGCATACTCCATCATTGGCAGTGAATTTCTGACGTTACAGCCAAGTTTCAGAATCCCAAGCCCCTCTAGACTGGTACTCGCAGAGTTTCGCGGGTGCAAAAAAAGGCGCCATCTAGGCGCCTTCCAGTAACTCAATGGCCTTACTTGCTCTTCGGGTTCAACGCGTCCAGCTTCTTCGCCAGTTGTTTATTGCGAGCGCTGCGCTCGAAAACCTTGCTCTTGAAGTTAGATATCTCACGCCACTCATGCAGGATCAGGAAGAAGCTGGAGATGCTGATCCCCAAGCTCAGCCCGGTATAAACCGTCACCGCGTGGTAGACCTTCCAACTCGCGGGTGAGAACCACAGTCCGAACGCAATGATGATGGCGGACACCAGGTAGAACGTGAGCGCGATCTGAACTTGCCGTATTTTTTCCGACACCGTTTCACGGATTCGACGGCGCTCGCTACCGGACAAGCCCTTCGTCTCACGGATGCTATTCAGGTTGACCCATAGCTGGATGGCAAAGCCCATCGGCAATAGGAAAACCGTCAACAGCCCCCACTGCACAACCGGTGCAGTGGTGCGATCGAACGAAGCCACAATGTAATGAGCCAGGAGCGCGCCCATGGCAGCGGAAAGCACCACTGCCAGCACGCCAGTTCCTGTCCATCCACCTTGCTTTTTCATCTATCACTCTTCTGCGTTTTGCTCAGGATCTGCATCGCCTTGGCGAAGTTTCCCAACCAGCCAGCCGTGCATCTTGTGGTATAGGACACCCTCATCGAGTAGTCCATTCTCCAGCTTTGCGACTGATATGGGGCCCGATAGTTTCAGGTCATTGCCCTTGATCTCGCCACCCCCATTGAGCGAAATCCTGACGTCTGCCTCATCAACATGCCGAAGCGAGGTGGCGATGTTATCAAGCATCCGCTGCCCGACCCGCGTGGTCTGACGAACGTAGGTGATCTCCAGGCTAACCTTGAGATTCGCCTCGTCGAGGTCCTCCTCCAGATCGAGGCGGTTGAACCAATCGGCTCCAAGGGCAGCTTTGATCACGTCGCCGGCGAACCCTGTCGGGAAGAACCGCACACGGCGGGCATCGATCCCCTCCTCTTCCTCCGGCTGGGCCGGGGCAACTTCCTGCTGCGCCTCACGCTCACCCTCTGGAACAGCCTGTGCGGTTGTCATCGGGGAACCGATTTCGATCTTCTTCACCGGCGCCCGGGCGATCCGCTCGAAGGTTTCCTGAGACGGCTGATCCTGCAAGATGATGGCCGTGCCAATGGCGACCCCGCCGAAGCTGCCAATCAGCCAGCCGAGGTGCGCTTCCAGCTCGCGCGAGCGCAGGGCACTGGACTGCAGCACTACCAGGTGATTCTCGAAGACGCCGAAGTAGAGGAACGAATCGACGAATTCTTTGCGGTGCTGCTCGCGCTCGGCCGGCGCCTCGATGTTGTTGAGCGCCTCGTTGGTCAGTGCGTCCAGCGCATACGACTCGGCGTCATCGTTGAGCGTGATGTAAGCCTGGCTACGCCCCGGCTCGAAGTAGATCATCTGGCAGAAGAGCATGCCGTTGTAATCACGCTTGTGGTTGATCACGCGGAAGCTATTGGTGTCCGCGCTGACAATCTCTTTCCGCTGACCGACACGGTGCGCAGGGCTTCCTTCGGCGAATACCCGACCGAGGATCTCCTGCAAGTTGCCACCGCCGGAGATAACAGCCCGCTTGTAGTGGATCGTCTTGGTTACAGACTCAGCCATGGTTATCCCTTACTGGTGGTTATTACAGCCGCCCGGGCTGGGCTCGAACTGCCAGCACCGCATCGATTGACGGGTCGAAATCGCATTCGTAAACGTGGCCCTGATAGGCCCCGAAGCCGTTCTGGAATTCGATCTTGTCGCCGAGGTAGGTGACGATCCCGCGCTCCTGGTCCTTCCAGCGATAGCGGCTGAACTTCATATCGAAGGTGCCATCCGTCCAGCGCGCGCTGAACTTCGCCAGGCGTTCGACCGGCTCTTTGCAGGACATGCTGGCGGTGACGATCTTCTCTTCCGCCCAGCATCCCAGCTCCTTGCGGCAAGTGGCCGGATCGACTTTCGGCGCAGCCGCGGCGGCCTCCTTTTCATCGCTCCCACCGGAGCACGCCTTGAAGGCAACCACGATGATCACCACCAGGATGATGACGCCGATGAGCTGCTCCTTGGCGGACACGCCAGGATTGGCCACGCCACAGTTGGGGCAGGTCTTCGCCGACGTGTCGACCTGGTGCTTGCAGGACTTGCAGGGTTTCAGTGCCACTGAATCGCTCCTTGATGCTCTAGAGGGGAATCCTTCGCCCCAGCGATGACGGGCTAGCGCTTACCGACGTGGTAATTGCCCGCCATCGCCGACATGGCGGTGATGATCTTGTCGAGACCTGCCCGGTCTTCTGCCGGCAACTGGCGAAAGCGATCGAGCAGATCCGCCTCTTCGGCACTGATGCTGCCCGCAGGCTGCGGCCTGCGCTCTCCCGTCACCACGTACTGCACATCGACGCCAGCAGCAGCTGCTGCAGCCAGATAGTTCGCGTCTGGGCTGCGCTCGCCTTTCTCGTAAGCGAGCTGGGTGTTCTTAGTGACACCACATTGCTCCGCAAAAACCGTTTGGTTTGCCCCAACGCGGTTGCGCTCTTCCTTAAGGCGTTCGCCTATGGTCATAAAAGTTGGACCTCAGGCGTTGACAATCCCTATATCTGGGACCATCATCACCATCACATCACACGAAATCACACGAATTTGAACTATGCCGAACGGATACCCCAGCGAGCAAGCGCGCAACGCTGCGCGTGAACGCCTCAGCAAGCTCGGCCTGACCGCCAAGGAATGGGCCGAACAGAACGACATCAGCCCGTCCACGGTTTACGCCGTGCTCAACGGGCAGAAGAAGTGCCTGCGCGGTGAAGCCCACCGCGCCGCCGTACTGCTCGGCATCAAGGAAGGCGTAGTAGCCGGCGAAGCGCCGCGTTATGGGCGCCGCAAGACTGACTTCGCAGTGATTCCAAAGTAATGGCAAACCCCAAGGCGAGAAACGAGAAGATGAAGCACGCGATCCTCGACAGCCGGCGCAAGGTGGTCAGCGCCATCATCGCCGCTTACCCCGGCGGCCGTGACTGCGCCGCGGCCCGCCTGGGCCTGGAAATCAAGAAGTTCGACAACCACGCCTACGAGAGCGCCGGCCACCGCCCGCTGACCGACGAGCAGATCCTGCTGCTCGAGCAGCAGATCGGCACGGCCTACCTGCCCGAGTACATCGCCGCCCAGTACGGCGGTGTGTTCGTCCCGCTGCCAGCCGCCGAGGAGCTGGACAACATGGAGCTCTACCACCGCGCCGTGGATACCGCGAAGCGCCGCGGCCGGGTGGACCTGATCATCGCCAAGGCCCTGGAGGACGGAGCGATCGACGAAGGCGAAGCCAACGCCATCCTCGATGCCCACCGCCGCTACGTCTCTGCCCGCCACGCGGAGATAGCGGCAGTCATCGTTCTGCATACCTGCAACGACAAAAAATAAGTGCTGTACGGCCGCTGCCACGGCCGGGGGGGAAGGGATTTGAGCGTTTACAAGCTGGTATGCCCGGCATGCGGAGAGCGGATGCGCATTCGCAACTCCGAGGGGCAAACACCGACATTCCGCACCATCTACGGCCAGTGCATGAATCTGGCCTGCGGCTTGGTGCTCACGGGCTCGATGAGCTGGGACTACCAGATCAATACCTCGGGCATGGACAAGCCGAGGGTGGTGCTGCCGATTGCGCCATCCGTGGCGAAAATGCAGGCGTTGCGTGACAGCCGGCCTGCATCCGATCAACCCGATCTGTTCGATCAGCCACTCAAGGAAGCACACGCATGAGCCACGACACCTCTGCCAAGGATTACCGCAGCAGCATGCAGGCCGCCGCCAAGGCCTACCTCCTGCGCCATCAGGATGAGCACCTTGCCGACGATGAGCGCCTCTATGACCGCGCGTGCCGCTATTTGGTTCAAGGCCTGGACGTGCCTGCGTTCATGGCGCCGCGGCTGGTCCATCTGGCAATGACCGAAATCTCCTCCCGCGTGGGTATCGATCGCGGCCTCGGTGATGAAACCCGGCTGTGCCTGGTGCTTGTGCGTACCGGGGAGCGGGCCTTCATCCCCACTCGCTATCTACCGCTGCGTTTGCAGCCACCCGCGGCACTGCCGGCTGCAGCAGCCGCGCACTGACCACTACCCCCTGAAACACCGTTACCCAGACCCGCCTGCCAGCGGGTTTGGGGAAGTTGCACCCGAAATTCGAGGTTGCCGCCATGCAACAAGCCATTGCCATCCAGCTGGACATGCCCAAGCCCGTAGCCGAGGCCCTGCTCAGCAGCCTGCGCTGCGAGCTGCGCCGTGGCCTGACCGAGCACTGGTACGACGATCGCTACCGCACCGTGCCGGAGTTCCTGCGCAGCCGCCGCATCCTCGATGACTACCCGGCCCTCGCCGGCCACAAACGCACCATCGGGGCGCTGAAAGCCGCCCTGGGCGCCAACCAGTAAGGCCAGCCACACCATGCAGATGAAAGAAACCCTACGGGCCGAGGTGCTGCGCCGCATCGAGCGCGACTTCGGCCTCCAGCACATGGCCGGCACCAACTACATGCGCAAGGGCAAATGCCCGGCGCACAACTGCGGCAAGAAGACCCTCTACACCTTCCACGACTCGCCCTGGATGCTGATCTGCGGCCGTCCGGAAAAATGTGGTCACCGCGTCCACGTCAAAGAGCTGTATGACGACCTGTTCAACGACTGGAGCAAGACTGCCCCGGCCACCGCCCAGGACCCGATGGCCACAGCCAGCGCCTACCTGCAGTTCGCCCGCGGCTTTCGCCTGGAGCTGATCGCCGGCTGGTACAGCCAGGAGAACTACTGGAGCCGCGACATCAACGCCGGCAGCGCGACGGTGCGCTTCCCCCTGGAAAAAGGCGGCTACTGGGAACGGCTGATCGACCGACCGGAGCGCTTCGGCAAGCAGAAGGCCCGCTTCAAGCCGGGCGAAAGCTACAAGGGCGTCTGGTGGTGCCCGCCCTCGCTCAACCTGGTCGAGGTCGAGGAGCTGTACATCGTCGAGGGCATCTTCGACGCGATCGCCCTGCTGCACCACGACGTCCCTGCCGTCTCGATGATGAGCAGCGCGCCGCTGCCCGAGCAATCGCTCAAGGCGCTCAAGAACGCCTGCCATGAGGCGGACAAGCGCCTGCCGCGCCTGGTGTGGGCGCTGGATAACGAGCCGGTCGCCAAGGCCAACATGCGCCGCTGGGCGAAGGAGGCCCGCGCCCTGGGCTTCAAGTGCGAGGCGGCTGTCATCCCGCAGCGCGGTGCTAAGAAGGTCGACTGGAACGACCTCCACCAGCGCTGGGCCTTCATCGACGGCGACGAAGAGCGCGCCAAGCGCATCGAGCTGGACATGGCAGAGGCCCGTCACCAGGGCGCCCTGCTGCTGGCCGAGTCGGCCGAGGAAAAGGGCCTGCTGATGTACGAGTGGGACGAGCGCAAGGAATTCCACTTCACGTACCGCTCGCGCCTGTACTGGTTCAACCTGGACATGGAGAAGTACGAGCGCACCGCCCGCGAGCTTGACGGCTCCGAGCACCACGACGACCAGCTGCTCAACGACAAGCAGCGCCGGGACAAGGCCCTGCGCCAGAGCGCCGCCGTGGTGCGCATCGCCAACTGCTACTTCGACGCGCTGTACTACATGCGCAACGAGGTCACCGACGAGGCCTGGTACTACTTCCGCGTCGAGCGGCCCGAGGCGCCGACCATCAAGAGCACCTTCACCGCGGCGCAGATCGCCTCGGCGCCGGAGTTCAAGAAGCGCCTGCTCAACGTCTGCAACGGGGCCATGTTCACCGGCACCCCGCAGCAGTTGGAGCGCATGCTTGGCTACCAGCTCGACAGCCTCAAGACCGTCAACACCATCGACTGGATCGGCTATACCCGCGAGCACGGCGTCTACGTGTTCAACGATCTGGCGATCGCCGGCGGCAAGGTGCACAAGCTCAACGAGGAGGACTTCTTCGACGTCGGCTCCCTGAGCATCAAGTCGCAGAGCCTGTCACCGGTGCTGCACATCAACGCCAACCTGGCCGACTACGACGAAGAGTGGTTCGACCTGTTCTGGCGCTGCTTTGGCGTGCGCGGCGCGGTGGTGCTCGCCTGGTGGCTGGGCGCGCTGTACGCCGAGCAGATCCGCCAGCTGCACAAGTCCTACCTGTTCCTGGAGCTGATCGGTGAGGCCGGCGCGGGCAAGACCACGCTGGTGGAGCTGCTCTGGAAACTGAGCGGCCGTACCGAATACGAGGGCTTCGACCCGTCCAAGGCGACCCCGGCCAGCCGCGCGCGCAACTTCGCCCAGGTGGGCAACCTGCCGGTGGTGCTGATCGAGTCCGAGCGCGAGCAGAAGGAAGGCGCGCCGGTGAAGCACTTCGACTGGGACGAACTCAAGACCGCCTACAACGGCCGCAGCGTTCGCTCCACCGGTGTGAAGAACAACGGCAACGACACCCGCGAGCCACCGTTCCGCGGCGCCCTGCTGATCGCGCAGAACAACGCCGTCAACGCCTCCGAGCCGATCCTCCAGCGCCTGGGCCATGTACACCTGACCCGCGAGCACCAGACCCCGGAAACCAAGCTCCATGCCGAGCGCCTGGAGCGCATGCCGGTCGAGCAGCTCAGCGGCTTCATCATCAAGGCGCTCAAGCCCGAGGCGCAGGTGATGAAGCTCCTGGACGAACGCACCTCCGGCTACGAGCAGCAGCTCCTGGCACTGCCGGGCATCCGCACCGTGCGGATCGCCAAGAACCACGCCCAGCTGCGCAGCCTGGTGGACGCCCTGCAGCTGGTCGTGCCGCTCAGCGATGAGCGCGCGGCCCAGGTGCATGCCGAGGTGGAGCGCATGGCACAGGAGCGGCAGCAGGCCATCAACGCCGACCACCCGCTCGTGCGCGAATTCTGGGACATGGTCGAGTTCCTCAATGGCCCCCTGGGCGAGCCCGGCGGCCGACTGAACCACTCCCGCAAGTCGGCCTTCTTCGCCATCAACCTCAACGAGTTCGTCGAGATGGCGGCCAACAAGCGGCAGCAACTCCCGAACCTCAGCGAGCTCAAGCGCCTGCTCAAGACCAGCAAGTCGCCGAAGTTCATCGAGACCAACAAGCCCATCAACTCGAACATCGCCACCGACGGGATGAACACCGCCAAGACCGTCCGTTGCTGGGTGTTCCAGCTCGTTTGACCCGCCGGCGCGGCAACGCCGGTACCAACCCAAGGAGAAGCACCATGCCAATGAACGACAACGACGACCTCTACAGCCCCAGCCGGCGCGAAACCCTGCTCACCCTGCTGGGCAGCGGCGTGACCCTGGCGGTACTGCTCGCGGCCGGCTACCTCGCCCCCAACCTGCTGGCCCTGGCGGCCCGCTAACCCCAGCGCCCAGGCGCGGCAACGCCTGGGCCTTACCAAGGAGAAGCACCATGCAACTGAACGTAGAACGCGGCGCCCCGATGACC